ATGGAAGCAAGAGTAATTGTCGCAACAGTCGCTAAGACAACACGTGAGAACAACAAAATCTGGATGGTCGCCATCGAGGGTGAAGAACAGCCACAAGCTTACTGCAAGAGCGCATACAAGGCCATGCGGTTCTGTTTCCTCCTGAAGAAGCGCAGTGAGAACACCAACATCTCTGAGGATTGCCTGAAGCTCCTCTCGGCTGAGATCAAGGAGGAGAAGGCCAGGATGGCCGACAAGGAGGGTCAGGAGAAGCTGGCCGAGGTGGCACAGGAGTTTATCGAAGAGCACAGCGTCGATAACGTGCTGGCACAGCAGCCGGAGCAGGTCACCGTCGAGGTGGAGAAGCCGAAGCGTCAGCGGAAGCCACGCACGAAGAAAGCTGAAGCACAAGTGTTGGCCCTCGCATAAGAGGGCTTTCACTTCTGCCCGGCAGTTGATTGGCTGTCGGGCTTTCTTCCTGTCTTTTCCCCACCCACCGCCCATTGCTATCTTTGCACCATGATTACAATTCAAACGACATTCAACCAACTGTACCTGTCGGCAGAACTGCCAGAGGAGGTGGTCATCAGCACCAACCTCGCGGCAGTCAATGTGACGGTGTACTATTTCCACGCCGTCTGCTTCACCACGACGCTCTACCCTTACAGCGGAATGGCCACGCTGCGCGACATCCGCTCCATCATTGAACAGGTCATCAGGGAGGAAGGCTACTCATGCGGACAGTTCGAGGTATATGTGACTGGAGGCAGCGAGAACGCGAGCAGTGGCGACTTCAATGTGGTGTACTCGGACATCATACAGCAGTATTCGGCTGACACCTTTTGCAGCGGCTATTTCCTCACCACACGAACCAGCTTCAGAATCAGTTCCAGTGGGGTGCAGCGTCTGTCTCTCTTCGCCAAGGCGGGTGAGACATACACGGGATATACAGACTGTGTGGTGCTGCCAGCAGGGAGCAGCACGCCAGTAATCCTGCGCCTGACAGATACGGTGCAGCGCACTGCCAACATGCAAGCAGCCGTCGATTACTTCGACATCGAGGCCGACCTCATTCAGGATGCCGTCTATGACAACTATCCCGAACAGGCCGGGAAGCTGATGGCCTTCACGGTACACCGTGGCAACCGTGCCATGACATTCTTTGTCACGGACGAGGAGCCGGACAAGAACTTCTCCTTCCTCAATGCCTTCGACTGCCTCGAATATGCAGAAATCTACGGCGTCACCACCGCAAAACAGAAGGTGGAGCGCAGCGAGGCCGTCTGTGGCCGTCGCCATCTGTTCTACGACAAGGAGACCACGCAGAGCTTTGAGGTGGAGACAGCAGCACTGACCTACGAGGAAGCCGTATGGCTGCAGCAGATGCTTTCCTCGCGTAAGGTCATCGTGGAGGGACTGCCGGGGACAAACGTCGAGGTGCTGATAACGGAAAGCAACTCGGAGATTTCAGACAGCGACAACGAGAAGAACCGCATCAAGTTCACATGGAAGCTGGCCGACAACGTGCAGCGGCATCGAATAACCTACAAGTCGATGAACTTCAACACCGAGCTATCATAACCAAACACTATCCTATATGCAGTCAATACACATCAGTACGGCAAGGATGATGCTCAACCGCCCAGAGCCTGTTGACATCAAATTATGGACTTCCAAAGGGGAAGTCCAGGAATGGAAACGATGCATCTGCATCAAGTATGAACACTACAAGGGAATGCGCAAGTTCAAGCTGCTTGACAGCAACCAAATCCGCCAATGCCGGGAGTGCTGCATCTTCATGCTCAATGGCATGGAAGTGTATATGTAAACCATCAATAATATGAACGACTATTCTTTCAATTCCGTAGAAATCATCCCTGACCTGAAGGCCAGTGCGGCCTTTACGGTCAACTCGTCAGAGGTATTCAAGGAACAGGTGGATATGCTGCCGCAGACCATCGACGAGGGATTTCAGTACATGCCCTGGGGGGCTGACAATGAAATGCCCTACAAGATCCTGGAACTCATTGAAAGCGACGAGACGCTTTCAACGTGCCAGATATTCAATGCCGAGGTCTGCTATGGCTCCGGCCTGGTCTATGACAGTGCCGAGGCAAAGCCGAAAGTCCAGCAGGAGGTAAAGGACTTCCTGATGGACAACGACCTCGCATCATATTTCCTTGGGGTGTGCCAGGACTTCAAGCACTTCGGCTTTGCCGTCTCTGTCATCATCCTCAATGGCGACGGCTCGAAGATTGTGCGCATTCTCCGCAAGGAGGCCTGCTACTGCCGCTTTGCACCCGCCGAGACGGACGGGCGCATACCGTATCTTCTCTATGCCAACTGGCGCAAGAGCATCGCTACAAAGGACGAGGTGGAGAAAATTGAAATCCTTGACGGTCATTCCCCATGGACTGACCTTCAGGAGCGCATGGCAGCTGTCCGTGGAAAGAAGCCGAGGACTTCCACGCGCAAGTTCGCCATCGTCTCACGGGTGCCGACCCCGGACAGCACCTATTATCCCATCCCTTACTACGGCTCGCTGTTCAAGGGCAACTGGTACAACATCAAGAAGCTTATCGGCATGGCGAAGGAGGCCAAGCTGAAAAACTCCGCACCCATCAAGTACCACATCGAGATTGCAAACCGCTTCTGGGACGGCATCTTCAAGGCCGAGGGCATCACCGACCGCAAGAAGCAGATGGAGCGCGTAGTGGAGGAGAAGGAGAAAATCATAAACTTCCTCACTGGCATGGAGAACAGCGGAAAGGTGCTTTTCTCAACGTTCTACATCAACCCCAACGGTGACGAGCAGCACGACGTGGTAATCAACAAGGTTGAGACAGACAAGGAGGGTGGCGACTGGTCCACCGACATCATCGAGGCAGTCAATATGGTGTGCTTCACCATGCGCGTACACTCAAACCTCGTCGGTTCGGTGCCCGGAAAGAGCCAGAGCAACAACAGCGGAAGCGACAAGCGCGAACTATATACCATTGCCCAGGCCCTGCAGAAGCCCTATCACGATCTGCTCTTCACCGTACATTATATAATAATAAGGTATAACGGATGGGAAGGGGTCAAGCCGGATTGCCCCTTCATCATGCTTTCGACGCTTGACGAGAACCGCGACGCAAAATTAGTTACTCCCAATAAATCTGAAGAAGAATGAAGCTCATAACTTCCGACGGACAGCTGCGCCGTCTTATACCCAATGTGTTCGCAACAGTCGAGGGCGAACCCTCGCTATATGAAAAACTGGCTCCATTCCTCGAAACCTCCGAGGAATGGGCCAGGATGCACTTTGTGCCAGATGACCTTTTCGAGCTGATTGCGGAGTTTTCGGCATCGGCAGAGACCGAATCCGAAAACTCCACACTCGCCACGCTGTGCTTGCCGCTCGAAAAGGCCATCGTATGCCAGGCATACAAGAACGCCATTCCCTCGCTCGATCTGGTGCTGACACCAAACGGCTTCGGGATAGTGTCTAACCAGAATGTGGCTCCGGCTTCCAAGGAACGGGTGGAAAGGTTGCTGGCCTCGCTCGAAGCCGAGCGAGACCGCAACCTCGAACAGCTGCTGCTCCGTCTGCCCACCGTCGAGGGGTGGGAACAGACTGCGCAGGGCAAATACTTTGCCGCCACGATGTTCCCGTTCCTGGGTCTGTGCCGCCGCCTCGCCATCCGCGAGCATATATGGGACGAGTACCAGCACTTGCACGACCGTCTCATCAAGATTGAGAACGTCCTTGCAGACACCTATTTCTCGCAGGAGCAGATGGACGTGTTCAGGCAGCATGTGATGAATCAGATGCGCCTTTGCCATCCGCTCGAAGAGCAGGTCATCCGCTCCCTCCAGTCATTAGAGATGATGCTGGTGTCTGACATGCAAGTACACAACCAGTCGTTTTACGACTTGGTAAACATAATCCGCGAACACGCCGAGATATTCCTCGCCTGGCACTCGTCGGCTACCGCCCAGCTCTATTCTCCCGCCGTATTCCGCAACAAGAGGCAGTCCGGCGGCTACTGGTTCTAATATCATTCTCGCTTATGGAAGCTCAAACGTTCAATCTTATTCTCCCCACTTCGTGGGAGGAACTAACCGACAAGCAGCTCTTGCTCGTTTATGAACTGTTCGCAAGAGACTTATCGGCGGCAGAGGTCAAGACGCTCTGCCTTGTAAAGTGGAACCGCCTGAAGGTGCTGGCCTCACTGCCCGACCACCGCTTTCTCATAAAGAGGAAGGGACAGCCGGAAGTTCCTCTCAGTGCCAGACAGGTGCAGCAAGCCACCTCAGTGCTTGATTTCCTTGACAGCTTTTCGCCCATGCCAGTGCGAATCTCGCACATCGGCCGACACAAGGCCGTGGCCGCTGACTTCGAGAAAGTGCCCTTCGAGCAGTACCTCTACGTCGATAACCTCTTCCAAGGCTATCTCAATACGCAGAACGACAATCTGCTGCTGCAGATGGCCCAGGTGCTCTACGACAGCGACAAGGTGAAGCCGACCAAGGCGCACCTCGTCGGCGTGTTCTACTGGATGGCCTCGCTCAAACAGTATTTCGCGCAGCTCTTCAACAACTTCTACAAGCCCGCACCGACCAAGGAGGACGGTGGCAGTCTCGGCGACCAGCAGAACGACATCTTCCGCCAGTTGCGGGAAAGCACAAACTCCATGATTCGCGCCCTCACGGGTGGCGACATCACCAAGGAAGCCGCCATCGGAAAAATGGATACGTGGAGGGCTCTCACCGAACTGGATGCCAAGGCCAGGGAGGCCGAGGAGTACCGCAAAGCGGCAAAGAAAACATAAAATTCATTCCCATGGAAAAGAACTACTCCTGGAATGCCACGGCATTCTTCTCTGACCTGACCAAGCGAAACCGTTTCGCTCTGGCAAACGGATACCGCTTTTGCAAGGTCAGCGGTCTGGAAGGCTTCGAGGAAGCACTTGCCTCTATGCAATCGCACTCCGCATTCGTCTGCGTGTCCGATATATCCCAGGGCTATATGGACATCAACAACACACCGCACACTCGCCGTGTGAAGACGGTGTTTCTCGCTATGCGCCACGCCATCGACAATATGGAGGCGCGTATGGGCTGCATGGATAAGATGCGCGAGCTGTTCCGGCAGTTCATGTCCGTTCTCATACTCGAACAGACAAAGCTTCAGCAACATTCCATCTATCTTGACCCGCGAATCTCCTTCCAAGAAATAGACCGCTATTTCTTCTCAGGATGCGCATGTGCATATTTCCAAATCGCAGTAGATACCTACACCGATTTGGTGTTCAATCAGGAAGAGTGGGAACAGGCAGAGCCATAGTTCTCACACTTCCCATCAATTCCCATTCTTCCCATGGCAGAAGACAACTTTCAGCAGCATCCCGACCCGCAGGGTGAGCGCGAGAAATTCGTGCTCGCTTTCAATGACACCATGCTACGCATTTGGCAAGAGCAGATTACGCTCCTCAGTGTCATCGACACTGGCCGACTGTTAAAGTCGATCAAGGCTCTGCCTGTCAGGGCTGATGGCCGCTTTATAGAAATCGGCCTCTCACAAGCCTTCCTCGAATACGGCTTGTGGCAGGACTTTGGCACAGGTAAGGAAATCCCCAGAGGAAACTCCGGGGATATTGGCAGGGAGAAGAAGCGCAAGGCTAAAAAGTGGTTCAGCAGAAAATATTATTCCTCCGTCCTCAATCTGCGTGACTTCCTCGCAGAGAACATCGGCAATGATTTCGTCGGTCTGGTGGCCAAGTCGCTCGATGACAACTATAGAAGATACAACCACTAATAATTGTATTAAGATATCGTTTTTATTTTTATTTTATCCTTATAACGGATAGAATATATTCTATCGTTTTCTTTAATTTTCTCTTTCAATCTATTTACCCAAGGATGCTCACCCAAAACTCTATAACGTAAACTTTGTTCAGGAGAAATTATGTAATCATACGAATCTTCAAAAATCAATGTTTGATCTATCCTTTTTTCTTTTCCATAACTAGTAATGCCAAAAATATCTCCCATAAGCCCTTCTAAACAAATTCTACATTTTAGCGTCAGGTACATATCTTCCCTAGACATAAAAGAAGCCCGTTTATAATTATAAATTTTCCAATCAGAATTATAAGGCGTTAAAGCAACAAATAAACCATCGGTAAGTTCTGAAACTTTAAATTTATATAGGTTTATATCAAATTTCTGACCAACTTGTTTGTTTGCATCAAATAATACATTCTCAACTTCAACATCCAAAATTCCATTGGCTTGTTCTTCATTAGTGCAATACTGCTTTTCTAAAGTTGTTCTAAAAGGATATAATTCATTATCACTTTCGCTTTTTGAGAAATACATGACAATAGGATGCCTTGTGTCCTCTAAAACCAAGTCTTCAAGAAAATCAATTTTTTTTAGTATAGCGCTCATAATCTAAGTTTTATCTAAGTTCTTTGCAAAAATACTTTTTTTTTTAATTATAGAAGCTATTTAGCAATAGATTTATGTCTTTTTATGAATTAGGATGCTTTCATACTTTTGTATCATCAATAATCGCAAAGCAATATGACTACAAACAGCAAAGAATGGATCCAGTACTCCACCGCCGCACTGATGGTGGTGTCGGGGGTCGTACTGTCCTTTATCTCGTTCTTCACCAAGGGCGATGTCACCGACGGTGTGCTCTGGTACATGGCACAGGGCCTGACCTTCGCAGGGGCAATCTTCGGGGTGAGCGTCTATTTCAAGACGAAGCTCGGAGAGACAGAGAACCGCATCAAAGAGTTTATCAACAAGCAAATAAGGACTGACAATGAGACGCATTGACCGCATCATTTGCCATTGCACGGCCACGCCTGAAGGCCGTCATGTCACCGTCAAGGACGTTGACAATTGGCACCGCAACGAAAGGCACTGGCCTAACGGTATCGGCTACCACTGGCTGATTTACCTCGACGGCAGCATACACCAGGGACGCCCGGAGTCCATGATTGGGGCACACTGCGTTGGCTACAACAAGCACTCCATAGGGGTGTGCTATGTCGGGGGGACGGAGAAAAACAACATCAAAAAGGAAAAGGACACGCGCACACCCGAGCAGAAAGCCGCTTTCGTGAAGATCCTGACAGAGCTTCACCAACGCTACCCGAAGGCCACGCTGCACGGCCACTGTGAGTTTGCCAACAAACCGTGTCCGTGCTTCGACTGCCACGAATACGACTACATCTTTGATGATAAGCCCAAACAAGCATAGTTCATATTATTCACTTCAAATCCCATTCATCACATGAAAAAGTTTCTTCTTTCTCTACTCCTTCTTTCTTCTGTCTTTCTGTTGCTTTCGTGCCGCACCACGGAAGCCAGTGTGTCGGCTTCAGAGAGAAGCGAGACGGTGACCCGGAGTGCCGACCGTCTCTGCTTCTCCCTGATGGCCGACTCCACAAGCCAATGCCTCACACTGTCGGCTGACAGCATCATTATCCTGTTCGCACATCCGTTCTCACCGCAAAAAGGCATCGGGCCTTTCCCTGCTGCAAGCCAGGAAAGCACGTCATCAAGAGACGCTGGCACAGCGGCCCTTGATGATATGTACCTTCCCGGCGACAAGCCTCCCGCCGCCAAAGGTGGCAACAGTTCTCCAGTAGGCGACAAGCAGCCTACTGCACAACAGCCGTCGACTGTCAGTGTTTACGGTCTTCATATTGACGCAAGCGGCAATAAGAAATCCAGCGTACAGACTTCGGCAAAGGACAGCGTGGCCGAGACCACGCAATCCTCTGTAGCCGAAGCAAAGGACGTGCGGAAGTCCGCACCTACAAAGGCTCCGAAGTATATCTTCTATATCCTCATTCTCGCCTGTGCAATATTCCTAATCTATCGCTTCCGCGATTGGCTGAAGAACTTCCTCTTCTAAGGTGGCCGTGGCCACCTTTCTTCATTATCGTTTCCGGCTGGTGACGCAGTGAGACGGTCGGCAACCCTGTTAGGGGGCCGACCGCTCATGCGTCACCAGCCAGACTTTTCTTTTTGACATTTTCTGCTTGCGCAGACTGAAATTTTCGGCTACTCGCCGACCTAATGCTTATGCCCTGGCGGGCATTTTTCTTGATGATTTCTGCTACTCGCAGACGGATGCTTATGGCCTTGACGGCCATCTTTAGTGTTTATGGCTATTCGCCATCTTAGGGACACTTCGGCTCTCTATCCATCGTGAGACGGTGGCCGGGTGGCCGACCGTCACACAATGGAAGAGCCGATTTCTTTGTTTGACCTCTTCTGCTACTCGCAGACTGTTGCTTTCTGCTTGCGCAGACTGGATGTTTTCGCCTACCCGGCGACGGATGCTTATGCCCATGATGGGCATCTTTTGAATCAAAAGCGATACTCGCTATATGAGGAATCAAAAAACACCACCCCAAGCCGAAACAGCTATAAGCGGTGGTGCATAATCGGTGGAATGCGTTAACCCGGGTCTAAGCCCATTGGGCGCGTGAAGCCTCCATCGTTTTCGGTGCAAAGATAAGCATTTATTTTGAAACAACAAAGAAAACACTGAAAAATGAAGCAAACTGATGAAAATGCACTCGTTGTTTTCGCTACACGCGAGGGGTAGTTTATGCTTCGCATCTTACATCATAGACAGGATGATAATGTGTGCGCCCGTATCAAAAAAAGCAGCATTTCCGTCTCCTCCCTCGTGTGTCTCACACGAAGAGTGTGGACGGAGGGTAACTTGAAATCTGCTTTTGATACTGCAAAGGTACGAACAAATTTTGACTCGCGCAAAATTTTCACTATTTATTTACTCTAACCTGTTGCGTGGTTATCATTTTTATCAATGTCCTTGACGGCCATCTTTTCATAGATTATCTGCTACTCGCAGACTTCTCTTCGACGTTTCGCCCTTCCCTTATCCATGCCGAGACCATCTTGTGGATGGTCTCTGGCATGGGAAGGGCGACTTTTTTCTGGGAGCATTTCGGGCAAGCCGACTTTTTCACTTTGTCACTTCACCAGTTGTCAAGCCGAAACCCTGCTGCACAGGGATTCGGCTTGACAGTGGCGACTTCTCTTCAGACATCTTCTGCTTGCGCAGACTATCCTTCTGACATCTTCGGCTACTCGCCGACTTTTACCGCAAGCGGACACTTCGCCCAGGGGCGACTTCCTGCCCACCCACGAACCCCTGCGCGTCGTACATCATCGACAGGCTGATGATGTGTCTATGTGCGTCTGTATCGGCTGGCCACTCGCTCGGTGCCTGTTCCGAAGAGTATAGGTACTGCCAATGCGATGAACGGCATGGCTTCAAAGAAGTAAGTATGCGAACATACACACTCCTTTGTCCCAGAGGAACAGCCATGCTGTTCGTCGCGCAGCACCCACACACTTCTTCCACTGGCACACGGCTGAGTCGTCTCAGCTCGATACGGACGCACATAGGGGATGGTCACCGACCATCACGACGCTTGCCAATTCAGCCGGAGGCTCTTTCTCTTCGGACGTTTTCTGCTATTCGCAGAGAGAAGCTTATGGCCTTGACGGCCATCTTTTTGATGTTTTCTCCTATTCGGAGAGGGATGCTTATGCCCTTGACGGGCATCTTTTCTGATGTTTTCTGCTACTCGCAGACTTTTCTTTGGAGCTTTTCGGCTTTGCCGACTAACCTTTTCAGCTACTCGCTGACCTGATGCTTATGCCCCGAATGGGCATCCTCTTTTTCACTTCGTCACTTCGGAATGGTGGCATTATGAGACGGAGGCCAGGGCCGTCCGTCTCATGGTGCCACAATCCCGACTTTATTGATCATGCCGCTGGCATCGTCACGCGAAAGAGGCTACGCCACATCCGCTGTCTCTTTTCGCAGAAGTGGACTGGAGGAAAATAATCTTCGGCAACTCTTAGGCTCCGTGAGCCACGTTTATGCTGAAGATTATTTTTCTCCAGACCACACCTGCCTGGTTCTCTTTCAGACTTCTTCGGCTATGCGCCGACCTGGTGCTTATGCCATTGATGGCATCACTTTTCATACAATCCTTCACCCCAACGCCAAGCCGAAACCCTGCACACAGGGATCCGGCTTGACTGATGGGGTGACTTCTCTTCAGACATTTTCTGCTTGCGCAGACTTTTCTTTTAGACATTTTCTGCTGCGCAGACTTCACCGCAAGCGGACACTTCGCCCAAAGGGCGACTTCTGGCCCACCCACGAACCCCTGCGTACCTCAAATCATCGGCCAAGGCTGACGATTTGCCTTGTGCGCCCGCATCGGCTGGCCGTTCTCTCCATTCCGCTACGAAGAGTATAGGCACTGCCTGTGCGGTGGACGGCATGGCATCGATGAAGCAAGAACGCCCAAGGTCGTACACGCTCCATCGTCGCAAGCGAACTGCTATGCTGTCCGCCGCGCAGCACCCACACACTTCTGACGCTACACTACAAGAATCGTCACAGCTCGATACGGACGCACATGGAATGATAGCAAGCAATCATCAAGGCACTTGCCATCACAAGCCGTCGGCTTCTCTCTGGTATGCCAAAGGCATCATTACGCGCATAAGGCAGCGCGGGGCGCAGCCACATCCGCTGTCAGAGGTTGCAGGAGTGTTCCACCCCTGCCTCTTACCGCACATTGTGCGCATTTTTCCCTCGCTATGGCGAGGAGAGCGGTAAGCGCACAGACGTTTCACACCTACGTCAATCAAGATTGAGATGGGTGTGAAATGACTGTGCTGGTGCTTCTTCCTCACAGGTGTGCCGCAAATCCCGACGGTCGTACTCCGATGGAGATACTGACTGTCGGGGTTTGTGGCGCACCCGTGGCTCATTACCGCCCATTCGGGCGAATGGTCTGCAAACCATCGGGGCGGCTCTTACGACATAGGGAAACCATCGGCTTTTGTCCGCTGCAAGCGGCAAAAGTGGCAAATATAGGCCAATTTGAGACCGTCACGGCCTTTTTCGGCGGCTTCTTTGGTGGTGGATGTGGCCTTTGTCATCGGGAAACCTTCGCTTTTTCGGGCGTTGGAGTGGCTTTTGCTGACATTGTGAGACCATTGCGGCATTTTTGCGGGTGGTGGTCGGCTCTTTTCATCATTGTGAGACTTTCGTGGTCGCTGCGGCATCGTGAGACTTCGGGCTTTCGCTCGTTGGTGGCTCGTTGGTGGCGGCTGTCGGCTTTTCGGTATGGCGGCAAGGTGTCGGCCATCGTGTGAGACCAGCAGACCTTTTCGCCATCGTGAGACTATCGGGGTCGCTGCGCTATCGTGAGACTTCGGGCTTTCGGGGTAGGGCGAGACCAAGGGCGCATTTTAACAGACGAGACGGCTTTTGTTGATTTCTTAACGTTTGTTTACATATTCCGCTTGCCTCAAGGGGTCGGGGAGGGTCAGCGAGGACAGGGCGCGTGGGGGGTCTTTACTCCGACGGGTTAAGGGCGGTGCCCTTAACAATCCCCTAAGTGCCTGACTGTCAGCAGCCGAAACAGTCTTTAACTTAACTATTTCGGGATTTAACAAATGAAGGCCGTCAATGGCCACATTTGAGCCGACTGCCAGGAAGCGGTCGCGGCTGCATTGCGTGCCTCACTTGCCGCGTGGCGTGTCTGTCTGGTGGCCGCTGTCTCTTCCCCTGCCTTCGGCCAGTCAAGTCTCAGGCAGGGGCAGCGGTCACGTCTTTTCTCGTTGGTATATAGCGGAGTAACTTTGCGGTCGTTAGTGAGAAATCGTAAATCAGTAAATCGTAAATATCTATGTCAAGTATCAACGCAAACGCAACTGTTACCCTTACAGTCAATGGCAAGCAGGCACAGGACATGCTCGACAGCCTGAAGAAGAAGAGCGTGGACTTGGAAAAGGCCATCGAGGACGCTGCAAAGGCGGGCGACAAGGCAAAACTCACACGACTGCAGCGTGAGTTAAGGCAGACGAACAGACAGATCGCGCAGATAGAGAGCGCGACAGCCGGGGTGGAGAGAGTGCTGAAGAACCTCGACAAGGCCAGTCCGAAGGAACTGCAAAAGACCCTGACCACGCTCAGAGGCCAGCTTAACGGCATCGAGCGGGGTACGGTGGAATGGAACCGTCAGGCAGAGGCCATCAAGAGGGTAAAGGCCGAAATTGCCCGTGTCAATGCCGACCTCTCCGTCGGAGAGGGATTCTGGGACCGCTTCAACCGCAGAATGAACGAATGGCAGACTACACTCATGGGGATTGCCGCTGCCATTACCGGGCTTATCATGGCCGGACGCTCTGCGGTCAAGGCGTTTGCGGACATGGACGCTGAGATGGCCAACGTCCGCAAGTACACGGGCATGACCAAGGAACAGGTGGAGGCACTGAACGAGGAACTGAAGAAGATGGACACCCGCACCAGCCGCGAGGAACTGAACAAGCTGGCAGAGGAGGCGGGAAGGCTGGGCAAGACGAGCCAGGAGGACATTCTGGGCTTTGTCAGAGCCGCCGACCAGATTAACGTCGCACTCGATGAACTGGGTGACGGTGCCACCCTGACGCTTTCCAAGCTGACCACCATCTTCGGCGACGAGGAACGGCTGGGAACGGAGAAAGCACTTTTATCAGTGGGAAGCGTGATAAACGAGCTTTCCCAGAACTGCACGGCATCGGCTCCTTACCTTGCCAACTTCGCAAAGAGGATGGCGGGTGTCGGGGCACAGGCTGAAATGACCATACCGCAGATAATGGGCTTCGCCGCCGTGCTGGACTCGCAGGGCCAGGCGGTGGAGATGTCGGCAACAGCCGTTTCCAAGCTGGTGATGGATATGTTCAAGGAGCAGGACAAGGTGATAAAGGCAACGGGCATGAACGCCGAGAAGTTCAAGGAGACTGTAAGCCGCTCCACCAACGAGGGCCTGATCATGCTGCTTGAAAGGCTCCATGAGCTGGGCAACATCGACGTGCTCGCCCCGGTGTTCAAGGACATGGGCGAGAACGGTGCCCGAGCCGCACAGGTGATTTCGGCACTGGCCGGGAATCTCGATATGGTGAAGTGGGAACAGGAGGAAGCGGCCAAGGCATTTGAGGAAGCCACGTCGGTAACGAAGGAGTATGACGTGCAGAACAACACCGTACAGGCCGGGCTTGACAAGGCAAGGAAGCGCGTCAATGAGCTGGCCGTCGAACTGGGCGAGAAGTTGCAGCCCGTGATGCAGCACGTCATCAGCAGCACGACACTTCTACTACGCTTCATGTCGACCACCATCTCCTTCTTTGTCAACTACAAGGAGGAGATTGCGGCCACTGCCGTTGTCTGGACTGGTTACGCCGTGGCAGTGAACTATGCCACGGTGAAGACGAAGCTGGCCGCTGCGGCTCATGCGGCATGGAACATCGTCATCAAGATGACTAATGTACTGATGCCTATTGCACAGGTGCTGATTAACGGTATGCGCCTGGCAATAGAGAAGTATGTGCTGCACACCAAGAGGGCGACGACGGCACAGATAGCCTATAACCGCTCATTGGTGACGCTGCGCAACAATGCGCTGGCGGCTAAGACGGCATACGGGCTGATTGCGGTGGCAGTCACGGCTCTTGTGGTCGCCCTTGTCAGGTATGCCAAGCAGCAGACGGCAGAGGCAAAGGCGTTGAAGATGCTGAATGACATCAGGAGTGAAGCGGCCCAGAAGGTGGCAGACGAGAAGGTGAAGCTTGACTTGCTGGTTCAGGCGGCACAGAATGAAAAGCTGTCGCTTGACGAGAGGACGAAGGCCATCAACGAGCTTAACAGGATCGTACCTAACTATAACGCACAGCTTGACAAGACTTCGGGTAAGTACAAGGCCAACAAACAGGCGCTTGACGACTATGTGAAGTCGCTCGTCAAGATGTACGAGGTGATGGGGGCGAAGGACATGCTGAAGGACCTGGGGGCGCAAAAGGCCGACCTGATGATACAGAAAAGCCAGGCGGAGGAGAACGTCAGGCAGAAGCAGCAGGCCGTGAACGTGGCCGGGTCGTCCATCGTCAACAGCCAATATAACCAGCTGGGGACTTCCGGCGCAAGGATGATGGCAAGGAACGTGAACAGTGGGGAGAACTTCGCACGCTCCGCACTCAGCCAGGCGCAGAGCGAGCTTAACGGCATCAACGAGCAGCTGGACGAGATTGCCCTGAAGGAGAAGCGCATAACGGACATCTGGGGGGAGGACTTGCAGAAATCGGAGGTCAGAGAGCCGGAGGTGACGGGTGACACCGATGACAACAGCCCTGTAGTCACGGTGCCCACGACAGATGCGGGCAAGTCCTCAGAGGACAAGTTCAGGGAGGAAAAGGCATGGAAGCAGCGCGAGGAGGCATTGAACAGGATCTCGTATGCCACAGGGCAGAAGAACTATGAGCAGTACACCAAGCACATGTCGGAGATTGAGGTGGAGTACCATAACAAGGTGCTGCAGCGCACCGACCTGACGGAACAGGAGAGGCTTGACGCACAGGCCAGCTACTACGAGGCGCAGCGCAAGCAGAGGGAGGAGCACACGAAGATGACAGTGGAACAGGAAAACCAGTCCTACAGCGAGAGCGTGGCCATGCAGAAGCAGCGGTACATTGACGGTGAGGTAGATACGGAGGTGTACCAGCAGACACTTGAAATACTCGAATTTAACCACCTCCGGCGCATGACCACGCTCTATGCGGAGGGAACGGCTGAATACCGTCAGGCGCAACAGGCTTATCAGGACAGGCTCATTGCCGACCAGCAGAAGCACCAGCAAGAGACCGAAACCGCCGAAAAGAAGCATCAGGATAGGCTCGCCCAGATAAAGAAAGAGTATTTCGGCGACAACAGGGGCGAGCGTGTCGGCAAGTACATGTCCGACCTCGCAGCACTGAAAGAGGTGTACCAGCTGGAACTCCAGGCAGCGGGTGACAATGCGAAGGAAAAACTGCGCATCGAGGAAGCCTACCAGGAGGCCATTAAGGCACTGCGCAAGAAATACCGCATCGATGAGCTGGACGAGAACAAGAACTTCCTTGAATCGTGGAACGAGGATATGCAGGAGTGGCTACAGTCGGACATGGGAAAGGCCGTCACTGGCTCCTTGGAGGTCATCAGTTCTGGCATGAGCAGCATCTTCCAGCAGCTCACTTCTTTGGTGCAAGCGGAAACAGATATACAGGTCGCCGCCATCGAGAAGCGGTACAAGACTGAAATCTCCAATGCCGAGGGCAACAACTACCAGGTGAAGAAGCTGGAGAAGCAGAAGGAAAAGGAGATTGCCAAGGTGAAGAACGAGGCAAACAAGAAGTTGTACGCCATGCAGGTGATGCAGGCCATAGCACAGACGGCCACCGCCGCCATCAATGCCTACAGTTCGGCAGCGGCTATTCCAGTCGTAGGATGGGTGATGGCCCCGATAGCAGCGGCAACGGCCGTGGCAGCTGGCATGATTCAAATTGCCGCCATCAAGAAGCAGCAGGAGGCTTCACAGGCACAGGGCTACGCAGAAGGTGGTTTTACGGGTGAGGGCGACAAGTACGAGGTGGCCGGAGTGGTGCATAAGGGGGAATGGGTGGCCACGAAGGAGCTGCTGCAATCACCCGTAGCCCGCCCGATGATTGAGGCACTGGACTATGCGCAGAGAACGAACACAATAGGATCGTTGCGCTCGGAGGATGTTTCAAGAACCATCGTGGCGCCAAGCGTTTACGCACAGTCCGGCCAACAACCAACGCCGACAGTCATTGTGCAGTCGCCACAGGCAGATGCACAGACTGAGATTGCAGCCGGGAGCGCATTCATCCGAGAGTATGCGGACATCATGCGGCAGCTGAAAGACCGACTGAATGAGCCGTTTGTCACGGTGAACACGGTCACAGGCGACACGGGCATCAAACAGGCACAGGACGAGTACGACCAGCTTATCCGTAACAAGACACCCAAATCAAGGAGGAAATAACCAATGGAGATTACAATCAATGGCCAGATGGCCTGTCTGAAGAAGAACACCTCGTTTGAGTATATCAGCGAGAACAGCATGTTTACGGGAAGTGACAGTTATACGCTGACCATCACCTTCCCGCTGAAGGACTGCCCGCAGAACATCCGTATCTTCGGGCACATACACCGTCAGGACGTGGAGAAGAACAAGGTGGTCTTCGACTGTGAGATTCGGGACAAGGCCTTCTACAAGGCTGGCTCCATCGTAGTGACGCAAATATCGGAGGTGGAGGTCAAGACGCAGTTCCTCGAAGGCCGCAGCAAGCAGAACTTCGATGACACCTTCGATGATGTGTACCTCAATCAACTTTCTCTGGGCTATCCTGATGCCGACACTCGTAACCCGGCCAACACGCCGCCTAACGAGATATGGGTGCCGGACTCGGATAACCCTACATACGTCGCCCTGCCCTGGGTGAACAACACGACGGGCAATCTACAGAATGGGGCGACTTTCGACGGCGAGAGCGCTAATACCTATTCGTGGATGAATGCGAGGGTGCAGCTTAGTTTCCAGCCATACCTTATATATATATTGAAGAAGATCTGTCAGGTGATGGGCTATACTGGCGACTTCGGGCCGTTGGAGGCGGTGCCGTATAAGTATCTGCTTATCTGTAACTGTCTGCCGTCGGCATGGGGGGCGTTCAACTTCGCCATCGCCCTGCCGCACTGGTCGTTGACGGAGTTCTTCGAGCAGCTGGAGTATTTCCTTGCCGGGGAGTTTTCCATCAACCACAAGGCCAAGACCATAACGTTCAGGTTCATCAGTACGATAGCCCAAAGTGTTACGGAGGTGAAGATTGACAATGTGGTGAACAAGTACACGGTGGAGGTGAGCAGCGACAACAGGCCGGACTACCTCGGAACTAAGAACCTGGTCTATGCGGAGAATGACAACCGCTATTGGGCGTACCGCGACTGTCAGTGGTACATAGACGAGCACAAGGACGAGGCCATTGTGTATGACAGTTTCTTTGACTTGCTTGAATACGCCCGGCAGAATCTCGCAACTTGTGGCTACTACAGGACGGAAACGGCGCACGGATACAGGGAGAGCTATATGCGTGGCTACCCGAATGCGTCGGACGGTCATAAGCTGTTCTATGCCCGCGACCTCGACACATATTTTATAATGTGGTGTTACAAGGCGGAGCTGGTCAAGTCGCATGAGATGGGAGGCACGACGTATAACTGGTATCAGTACTACAACCGTCTGGAGCCTATCAACCAGTTCGGCAAGTACATCGTGGATAAGGACGCAGAGGACATAGAACTGAAGTGTGTCCCTGCATGGATTGACGACACGGACGAGGAACTGGGGCCGTGCCTGTTCCTCGAATGTGGCGAGATGGGCAGTGCCGTTTCCTGGACTGATGAAACGGACGAGGAAGGCAACACCACGGGAAGCGGGACGGGCATAGGGGGCGGCTCCTTTGGCGGAGGACGGAGGGCGCCGGCAAGGGCTGGCAGCTTTGGAGGGTCAAGGCCAGGAGGCAGCACTGAAGTTGACGATACCGACTATAACGACGGCGCACTGGCACAGCCAAGGACGGCAAAGGCCATCGCAAAGGGTGAGCAGGAGAAGGATGATGCGTACTTCGACTGCCTCTATATGGGCTACCAGGACTGGGAATGGTCACGTCAGTACGGCTATCTGAAGCACCCCTGCATCGACCAGCTGCAGAGGGAAAGGGGCTTCATATTCTCCTATTCCTACTACACCATGCGCCTGAAGGACATCGGCATCGCACAGTCAGGCCTTGTGAAGAACATCGACCCGAAGAAGAAATACAACTTCTCCTTCCTCGCCGATGAGATACCCGACCCGAGAGCCACCTTCTACATCGACGGAGGCAAGTATATCTGCGAGAAGATAACTGCGACCTTCCACGAAAGTACGGGAAAGTCGCAGCTATTAAAAGGGGTGTTCTACCGCATCGTCTAAAGCAGGGAGCCGACAAGTGCGCTAGTGTTGTGCCTGATGGTCGTCTGAAGGGTCTTGGCATAGCGCATCGTCGTCTTCAGGTTGGTGTGGCCCAGCATTTTGGAAACATTGTCGGCGGGAACTCCGTGTGCCAGGCACAGGGTGGCGAAGGAGTGCCGGGCGATGTGGCATGTCATCGGATGCTCGATGCCCAGCTTTTCCTCGATGGTGTGCAGATGGTCGTTGGCCTTCTGGTTTGAGATCTTCAGCAGCTGGTAGTTGTTCTTCTCCAGCACCTTCTGCGCAGGGGGAAGGATGGGGGTGAAGTACTTGGTCTTGGTCTTCAGCCTACGACCGTCGATGAAGTACAGCCCCGTTTCCTTGTCGAAGACGGTCATCTTCTTGAAGTCGAAGCTCTGGGTGTCGATGTACGACAGCCCGGTATAGGCCATGAAGATGAAAAGGTCGCGCACACGGTCAAGCTTCTCCCGCTCCAGAACGGCATCCCTCACCTTGATAAGCTCCTCTTCGGTGAGTGGCTGGCGCTCCTTGCTATGCCCCTTCCTCAATGTGACTTTGGTATAGGGGTTTGAAGAAATCCGCTCCTCCATCATGAGCAGATTGATGTAGTAGCGCACATACTTGTGATACTGGTTGCATGTCACAACAGTACGGACACCATTATGAAGCCAACGGTCGTAAGCCATGATGTTAGAAGGTGTCAGGTCATCAAAGGAAAGAATGCCGCCAAACTCTTCAAGGGAACGAAGAACGACCTTCTTGTGCTTCAATGTAGCCTTGGCAACATCTTCTTGCTCCTGGATCTCCTTGACAAATTCGATGAAGCCGTTATCCTTTCTTTTCTTCTGTTGTTTTGGGGCAGTCTTTTCCTTCTCACTGCTTTTGCGCACTTCGATGGCTTGTGAAATTCCGAGGTGTGCGTCAAAAGCCTCCTTGGTCATTTCTTCGCCCATCATCTTCATCGCTCCAAGAATTTCCTCATACTTTGCCACCTGATCAGCCAGTTCCTTGCTTTTCTCAATTCGCCGCCACTCCATAGGGGTAGCAGAGCCGAAAGCAATGTACTTCCTCTCACCATCACCAAGATTGATGATAATGTCAATGATACCATGTCCGATTCTCTCGGAACGCTTCTTTCTGTCGAACACGACTTTTACAGCTTCCTTTGCCAT